GTCTCGGTTAGTTCAACATACTTACTGGCAGCATCGGCAACCGCACCATTCGATGAGTTGTCGGCGTATGCTTCCCAAGCCGCCTCCCAGATTGTGCCGCTGGCGGCCAGCGAGGTAATCGTGTACAGCTCCCACGCCGTCTGCCATATCGTACCGCTGGATGCGAGCGAGGTGTCCGTGTATGCCTGCCACTCAGTTCGCCAGAGCGCCCCCGTGGCGTCGAGCACGGTCAAGGTAGCGATGTCAAGGATGTCCGGCCATGTGTTTGTGACAATAAACAGCGCATCTTCGTCCGAATAAATGTCATTGGTGCCTATACCGGGCACGAATAAAAGTTGATCTCCGTCGCACCACACGTAGCGGTTCGACTGGCCTGAGTAGCTGCTGGGCGTATCAACGAGATCCAGAAAATCGTCAACCCCGTCGATGTACTGCTGCCCGTTTGTGCCGGTGGCCCTGAAGGTGATGCCAGTACCGGGCTGCAGCGGGAAATACGGGACCATGCCGACATTGCTCACCGTGCTCCAGTCAATGGTGCCCAGCGTGGGGTAGGCGGCAATAGCGTTGAGCGAGGGGGCTGCATCAACCCACAGGTCGTAGTGGCCGAACATGTGGCGGTTGGACGGTGCGACGGTGGCCGTGACTGCGCCCCACATGCGTTCGCCAGCCATGTGGTAGTAGTTGGACGGGGTGGCAAAGGTAACGTACCCAGCCGCGTTGTAGGTCCCTGCCAGTTGATAGGTGGAGGCGATACTCAGCGGCTCCCCTTCGTTCGTCCAGTGCTCGGCCCATGTATAGCCAGACCCGTTGGTGTAGGCCGTGCCGTCCTGATTGTACAGGTAGACCTTGTTGGTCGGCGTACTCCACTGCGCGAACTTCCACGCCCCCTGACTGCCGTGCTGGCCGTACATGAGGATATTGGTGACCTCTATAGCCTGAACGGCAGAGGTAGATATTACGATGGCGACTATGAGGGTGAAGAAGCGTTTCATGTTCAGAGTTCTCCGTTACTTAATCAGCCACGGCTTCGTGGTGTGCATTACCATGGTGCCGGTCCTACCCTCCAGTATTTGCCACAACTTGCCCTTGGACACCTCTTCTTCGTACAGGTTCGAGTGATAGGTGGCCTGCGCTGCATCAGAGTAAGGCATGCCCTTGGATGCGAACATCAGGGTCAGCGTGCCGTGTATGATGGCGTCCTGCCACTTGTTGAGGAACCATGTGGGCAGCACGTCGTCCTCAATTCGGTCGGGGATAAGCACGACCCGGATCTTCAGCCCCGTCAGCTCGCTTGAGGTCGTGATGTCGGTCGATGGGATAGCGTCGTCATGCCAGCGCAGAACGTATGTCTGGTACAGCCGGTAGCTGTTGATGTCCTGCACGAGATTGTTGATCTTGATCCATGTAATGCGTATGGGCTCGGTGTTGTCCGGCATCCCATACGCGGCCTCGCTCATGTCATACTCTTGCTGATCGGCAACAAGGTCTACGGCGTTGAGGTCTACGGCATAAGCGCCCGAGTCCCGACAAAACTGCCGACACGCATTTCTGATCGTGTCGGTAGCAATGTTGGGATCTACGCCGGGTACGTGCGGTTGAATGCTCGGCAAGAATCCGGCGTAGGTCGTGATCATCTTATCCGTCCTCTCCGGGGTTTTCCGGGGCTGGTTGGTCAGCAATGGGCAATGCGTCTACGGGCGCAGGCTCCGGCGACTCGTCCTCTACGGCTCCAAGCAGCGCCAGCGCCTGATCGCGCTCGATCTTGACGGCCTCCAGCTCTTCGGTCAGGGCTGCAACAGCATCCTGAGCCTCCGACAGCTTCACTTGGGTCTCGGCCAGTGCCAAGTTCACGCGGGCGGCCCCCATCTCTACCTCGGTGATCTGGGCGCCACGTTCGGCCCTGTACTCCTCGAATCCGGGTGCCTCGCGCAGTTGCGGGGCCACGGGCTCCGGGGGCGCAGGCTGGGCGTCCAGCAGGTTACCCTCCGCATCGCACTCCTTGAACACGTTGACGTGATGCGCCGTGTCGAAAAACACGAGCTCATTGAAGTCGCCGTGCCAGCCGGTGATCGTGTTCTTCATCTGTCGGCCAACCTCGATCTTAGGGGCGACCTTTTCCTCTGCCTGTGTTACTTCCTCGCTCATGATGCCTCACTCCTGTATGTGTGATGTGTGAAAAAACGGGGGGCCAGAACACATGGTCTGACCCCCCGCTGAATTACCGCAGGGGGTTGCTGCTATTCGCTAACAATCCCGTTGGCTCCGCTGACCTTGCCGCAGATCGCAAAGATGCGAATCTTGAGCTGATCAGCAGCGTTGTTGAGCAACAGGTCCAGCGTATCGGTCGCGCTGTACAGCTTGCCACCCGCATACCCGGTCGATGCCGTGGTAGACGGATAAGCTGTGATACCTGTGGCAGTCGTGGCAGTCATGGCATCGTCCGTGGCGATACTGACGGCGGTGACAACCGTGCTGGTTGCCATCGTGCCGCTTCCATCGCCGTCATAGACGAGAGCCTCGGTCGTAACCACAACATTGGTGCCAAACGCCGATACCGTATCAGCCACATTGGTGACCACGGTAGCCGCAGTCGTATCCAGCGTGACATACGAGAACGCAACAGCGGTCTGTCCGGTCTCCACATTCGCGCCGTCGATGTAGCCATCAGGATCAGAGCCGTCACCAATGTCGATGGTAAGCGTACCGTCTTCCCCTGTGTACGTGTCGTTGTCCAGTATCTCGTAGCCCACGTTATACACAAACGTGCCTGCCGGGATGTTGAACAGAGCGAAGGTGTCGCCATTCGTGCCGAGATCAGTGCCAGACGAGAAGTCCAGCGTGCGTTCAAGCATGACGACCCCTGCATCCCCACTGTAACCCTGAGTCCCGCCCAGAGTCTTATCCTGTGTGGCCGCGCTTGCTACGATTGCCAGCATGGCGAACACTGCGATTACTGTGATCAATTTCTTCATGATGCTTTCCTTTCAGACATTTCAAAGGGTTGGCCGGGGCCGTTGTGGCCCCAGCCCATATCCCTTTATTTACGCTTTCGTTCCATCGGTCACGCGGAACACAACCAGACCTTCAGGCTTGCGGACCTTCCAGTCGTAGACGAACAGGCCCTTGAGCTTGTTGATGTGGTCGTACTCGGACTCCTTGGCGCTGATGTAGTTCATGTTGCGGAGCTGCGAGATGTAGCTGATCGCATCCATGTTACCGGCAACCAGATACCCAGCGGGCAGCAGGTTGGAGGCAAACGTCCTGAACTGGTCAATGACGCCGATTTCGCCAGAGCGCAGAATCGACCGAGGATCACCACTCAGGCTGGCGTTCTTCAGATCGGAGTTCATGAGCGCATAACGCAGGTACGCGGGGCCAACCATCCAGAGGCCCTGGCCCTTGTTGTCCGCATCCTGCTCTTCCAGCACCTGACGCGCCAGACTGTACAGGCTGACCACGTTGGACGCGGTGAGTGCGACCGGCGTACCAGCCGTACCCAGCACACAGTTCCCGGAGATGACGCCAGCGGTGTTGCCAAAGTTTCCTGTGGCAGCCTGCGTAACGACATCAGCCCAGAACTCGGTGTCCACGTCCTTGTCGAACGTGTAACCCATCTTGTCCATCCATGCGGGCTTGAGCAGGAGGTGTGTCTGCTTTTCGTCCACAGCGTCCAGACCAACCAAGAGATCGCGTGCGCGATCCACAGTCAGCGTGGTGTTGGCCATGACCGGGAAATCAATCTCACGGTTACGGCTGTTCTTCGTGTATGTACGTGACGCGAACTCAGGCATGTTGACTACTTCAACCTGATGCCCCTGTTCGAGTACGCCCTCGTAATACCGTCCGGTCGTCACCTTGGCGATCAGCGTGTTGCGCCGATAGTCGGTGTTGAACCGTTTCTCAAATGCCGTCATGATCACGCCATTATCAGCATTTGATGGAGTTGTCGGTGCGGCTGCTACTGTCATAGTAATACCCTGCTTCCTTTTCTTACGTTAAAGGTTGAGCACCGACAACCGATCATGCACTAGGCAATCATCCGGCGTTCGGTTACTGCAACCAAGTATTCTTCTCTTTTCGCTTTCTCATCTTCGGTGAGGTCACGGTCGAGGTTTGCTATCTTCGCCTCGAACTTTTCCATGTCTGACATCTTGAGCATCTTCGGACCTTTTTCCTTGGTCACCACAGGCTTGCCCTTACCCTTGGGGGCCGCCCTGTTCTCAAGCGTCAACTTGTCAGCATCTTTCTCAGCACCAGTGCCTATCGACGTTCTCCATGCGTCATGAGCGGCAGCGGCAGCCTTCGGTAGACTCGCCTGATTCATTCTGCCAACTCGGTCTGCATGCGTTTCAGAGAACTCGTCGTCCGGGTTGATACGGGTCTGCATGAACTCCTTGAAACGCTCGTCGCCTTGCGCCTCTGTGAAGCCCTCTGACAACCGTTCCACCTTGAGATTGAATATCTCGTGGACCGCATCGTCAGACGCATTACCCTCGTCAGCAACAGGTGTTCGTGCCAGCAGTTTCGCTTCAAGTCCCTTGATGCGACTGTCCAGCACCTTGAGGTTGGCATTGCTGCCAGCCACCAGACCCGTCAGGTCTTCATCAGACCAGTCTGCGGCTTTATCACCCAGTTGCGCCCGCAGGTCTTCAAGGGTAACCGCTAGGTCACCTTCAGACCCTGACTCGTCGTCCGCAGCATCAGGTTTCACGAGGCCCTTGCCCTTGACCAAATCGGTAAGCAGATCCATCTGGGCCTGCATCCGTTCGATCTCTTGCGTGTGGGCAGTGTCTCGTTCCTTGATCTTGCGTCCGTGTTCTCCGTCCCGGTCATTGAGCTTTGCGGTAAGCGCCTCGATCTTGTCGGCAGCGACCTTTGCGGGGTCGTCGTCGTCGGTCTCGGTCTCTACCACTTTATCTGTGCTGGAGGGAACTTCGCCTTCAACCTCATCGGTCTCAACGGCCTCTGCCCCATCTTCCTGCTCAACGACAGTCTCGTCTTCAACCACTGCCTCGGGCTCAATCGCTTGTGCAGATTCCTCCGCTTTGCGATCAATGTCCGCTATCGTGGCGTCCAACTCTGTCTCGCTTCGTACCAGTGCTTCGTCGTGATCTCCGTCCTTCATCGTACTACCTCTTTTGCGCGTGGCAGCCCGGTGGCCGACTTGCACAAGGTTGTCCTTGCTTTAGTTACGTGACATGGGAGTAAAGGCCGCAAGGTCTGCCTCTAAGCCCGCCATTCTCAAAAGATCTTCGTATGCTTCTGCCGCCGTGGGTTGCGGGTCCGTCCGGTGCTTCCTGTTGTCGCGGTCCAGACTATCCAACTCGTGTCGCACCATCTTGAAAAACGATATCCAGAGTGGGTCATGGTGTGCCGCCGACTTCACCCGCTCCCTGAAATCCTTATGCTCCGACGTGGTAAACCCTGTCTGCACGTCCACTCTCCTGCTTTAGCGGGTGCGAGTTCTGCCCTCGCCAACAAGGGGTATGAGCCCTAGCATCGCACTAGCGGATCACCCGCAGTCAATAATTACCCTATGGAAGCGCCGGTCTCGACCACGATCCATGCTCCAGCTGTTTCGTCATAGGTGACCAGTACACGGTCAGACGTGGACTCGTTGTTGCAGAAACACACGTCGCCGTTTTTCGGGATCGGCAGGTCATTGATCTGGTCAACCGTCAGGCTGGTGAGCCTGATCCGCTTCACTGTGAGGTCTTCATAGATGGCCATGTCACTGTCTCCTTTTGTTACACCTTATCGACTCGATACTTCTCAATTACTACAAACTGCGAAGACGGTCAACAGGAAAATGTAACTTTTCTTTACTATCTGGTCGTGACACGAAAAACCCCTCGGCTATTACAGCAGAGGGGTCTCGCCTATCTCTTATCGTGCAGCGCCGCAGTGACGGCACTCGGTTTCTATATCGTCATTCTTGGCCCCGCAGTTCTCACACTTCCACCCCGTCATCTTTCGTCTCTCCTTTGCCTATCTCCTTGCGCTCTTCGTCGCGCATGGCCTGCTCCTGACGCGCCAGCTCTGCCATCTGGGCCTGACTGTTGGTCTGGGCCTCCATCTCCTTGACCGCCACCTCACGCTCTTTGATCTGCAGCTCCCTGTCCTGCACCATCGCCTCCTGCTCGGCCTGCGCCCGCGCTATATCTGCGGCCTGCTGCTCTGCCTGTTGAGCCGCATCGACTCGTGCGGTGATGCGTTGCTTGACCTCCTCTTCGGAGGGCAGCATGTTGCCCGGATCAGAGAACGAGAGTTTTGTGTACTCGCGCATAGCCGCATCCAGTGGCTCAGGCCCCCAGATCTCGAAGACTGCAGGATTGAGCAGCCTGTCGATGTACTCGGTGATCTTGGCCCTGTTGAGCGCGGCCTGCAGAAGCGAGAGCGTGCCCTTGACCACTATCTTGCAGTCGCCCTTGATGTTCTCGCGGGGGTCGTGGACCATGAGCGTCACGTACCACTGGTCGAGCATGCTCTCACGAGCCTTGTCCATTGAGTCAATGGAGTCCTTGAGGTTCATGCTCGCCTGTTCGAGTAGCTGCTCCAGCCCGGTGGCCGTCTCGGCGGCCCCGCGCCCCCGGTCTGCCCCGTAGGAATAGGACGGGACAGTCAGGTCGTCGGCATCACCGTCAGCCTTGGCGATGATGTTCAGGAGTGGCCCGCTGTTGTCGGGTATGGTCAACACCTCGATGGGCGGCCCTGTAATGCCGTGCCTACGCTTGGCGATCCAGATCTTGCCGTTATAGCCCTCGGTGATGCGCTCCACCTGTTCCTCGGGGATCTGGGCCAAGTCCACGACATACTGGGCACCACTGGCCAGCGCCATGTTCTTGCACAAGTCGCGCAGTGCGGCGTTGGCCAAGTCCTGAGCCGTGGCTATGAGCTGCGGTAGGCCCTCACCCCAGAATCGACCGGGCACCCTTTTGTGCCTGCCCACGCTGTAACACGTCTTAGCCTCCGGGTGCGGGTTGGGCTCGATCCAGATGATCTTCCCAGAGGTCCAGATGATCCTGAACGGATGATCGTGCTCCTCGTCCACGTCTACGCCTGCGGCCCGTAGCTTCTTGCCGGGTATGCGGCCCCAGAGTTCATGGGCAAGCATGTCGCCCTCTGCCCGCTCGCGCCCGGTGGCCTTCTGTTCGGCTGTGCGCCGTTCATCCTTGTGGCCCTCGGCGGCCCCGCTCTCAAGGTCTGCCGAGTCGTCGCGCAGCAGCATCTCGATGTTCTCGATCTGGGCGCACGGGCTCGTGCTGTCGGCGTAGACCGATAGCTCTGAATGCGGGAGCAGGAAGTCCTGCACGCACGGCCCGTCCTCGGGCTCCTCGCTGTTGGGCGACGGATAGAAGTCCAGCGGGTTGAAGGTCTCGGATGTTGGGCGGGCGTCCAACTCGACTACCGGGGTGTTGCCCTCCCACTTACGGACTGGAACCATCTCAGACACCGGCCCCTTGAGGATGCCGGTCCCCATGGTGGTGCAGTATTCTTTGTACTCGCGCTGAACTTCGGCATCATCACACTCCACGAGCTGGTCGCGTATGGCCTCTTTCATACGCTTGGCCCTGTCCTTGGCCTCGGTTTTGATGGCCGCAGTCTGGGCATCTGCCATCTCTTCAGCGAGTTCGGTCCAGAACCGCTCTGCTTCTTCGGGGTCAGTGAGGTCGCCTGACTGGATCTTGGCCAGCACCTGTTCTGCGGCGTCTGCCGATGCGGCGGCCAGCGCACGGTCGCTCAGGTCAGGTATCGGCGTGGGCTCCACCGTGAAATCGTCGTCACCGGCCACCCTGTCCACGTTGGCCTGCCATGCCTGCCATTGGACTATCTTGGTCCGGGTCATGTTGTACCAGACGGCGGGCAACCCAACCTCTTGAAACTCCCTGAGCTGGGACGCCGAGTATTCACCGATGCGCCTCCGATAGTTGTCGAGCAGGATGTCGGTCACCCCGGAGTCGTCGCGTGCCTGCACGTTGCAGCGATAGGTGTCCGCGCACCACTCGTACAGTTTGTTGACCGTCTCGTTACCGCTGCCGCCTGCGGCCACCTTGGCCTTGATCCGCTCGTTCTCTGCAGCCAGTTCATTCTCGCGCTGTTGGCGGGCCTGCGGTGAAAGCGCGGTGCCCAGTCCCGGCGTTTTGTATTCTGGGTAGTCGATTGGCATAGCGGGGTCTCCTGTTAGATGTAGGGGTACTTCACGGGTTTAGCTTTTCTGGGAGGCTTCCTCTTGACCCCGAGATTTTCACTCTCGCCACCGATGATCGCGCTGGCCATAGCTTGTATGCCTGCGCTCGGTGGCTTATCAGACTCGAAAAGACGTAGTGCCGTATGGGCCTCTGAACCGGGCGGGCATACCAGCTTCTGGCGGTCAGCCATATTCTTGACCGTGAGTATGGCCTGCGAGTTCTCGCCCCACTTGATCAGCTCGACCTGCGGCTTGGGCTTCAGGGCCGCACAGTTCTCCATCATGGTCACCCATCGCTCGAAGATCGGCATGGGGTCGCACACCCACCAGCGATGACAGTACCACTTGCTCCACGCTGAGTTGAACCAGTCCACGGAGCCCGGATCGCTGATCGTGCCGTCGTCTGTGCGTAGCGGGTCGAGGGTGATGAATTTCGTGGACATGGGGACGAACACAGTGCCGGTGTCCAGCTCTTGGAGCATCACGCAGGCGAACCCCTCGGGCGTCCGGTTCTCGTTGAAATCACGAGGGAAACACAGGCCGCCCAACTGCTGGCAGACCATCACGTCATGCTTGCCCCACTGCAGGGCAACGAGCCCATTCCGCAGCCTGACCACCTGATCGGGCTTCTGTTTAATGTCAATCGCCATCGTCTACCATGTCCCCATTCTTGCCGCCTGCTCTACAGAATCAAGTGAACCTTGCATCTGTTCGCTAAGTTTTGTCAACACCCATACAAGGGCATCCATCCTGTTCGGGCTGGGTTCATTGGTCTCGTCCAAGCTCGCCGGGTTGAAGGATGTCATCTCGTCTTCAAGGCGGCTGTGCGCCCCAACATGGTGCACCAAACCCCTGCGATACAGCGAGGCGATGGGGCCAGCCCTGCGCTGCTTGTTGCGCGTGGCGTGCACCGGCTCGTACAGGATGTTGTTGCCGTTGACGGACTTCCCGGTGTCCGGGTCTTTGTACACGCAGGCCCTGATGTTGGATTCAACGAGGTCGCCCCCGTTGTTCACCTCTGCCACGATGTAGTCGGCCTTGTACTGGTTGTAGCCCTTCAGGCACTCGGCACCCCATACGCTTACGTGGGCCTGCAGGCTCAGATCCTCGAAGACGTACAGGTGGCCATCGGAACCCAACCCGGCTACCACGATGCCGCACTCGTCGGAGGTCTTCTTGTTGGATACGCTCGGGTCAACCCCTACGGCCATGACCTGCATGTTGGGGATCTGGTGGGGGGCCAGCCTATGGTCGTCAATGTCCGAGGACTTCCACAGAGCATTCTCGTCGTCGTCCTGATATTCGCCATCCAAGAAACGCTTGCGGCTCGCCGCTGGCAGACCACCCAGCACCAGCTCGATACCGCCCTTGGCGATGTTGCGCCGGTTCATCTCGGGGTTCATCTGGATTGTCGTGTAGAGGTCCGCGTGGTCCGCTATCTTCTCGTCACGGGTGGACGGGTTGACCCCCAGCTCGAACTCGCGGTATGTCCAGTGCGACTTGGCTGGCGGGTTCTGGTCGTAGAACATCTTGAGCGGCAGCGCCGTCTTCTGGAGCAAGCGGGTGCGCAGGGTGGCTACGACATCGAAGTTGGTTATCTCGCTGGCCTCATTGATAAAAATCCCGCAGTACTCGCGTCCCAAAAGACTGTCGATGCGTGAACTGTCCGCGCCGCCCAGCCAGATGGTGCTCTTCTTATCGACCTTCGGCCTACCCGGCAGAGAGATCACAGGCAGCTCGATGTACCACTCCGACTTGTTGATCTCGTAGGGGATGCTGGGGAAGCAGATGTCCATCATCTTCGGCCATGTCTCCATGCCGATGGCCTGCCTGCAGTCCTTGTACGTGCGGCGCACAATCAACTGGCGGCTCAGGCAGCACATGGCCCGCATGGCCAGCACCTCGCACCAGCCGAAGGTCTTGGACGACCGGGCACCACCGTAAGCCATGCAGTGCAGCCACGGGCCATTCTCCATCTCGTGCTGGATGATCTGGCCGTCTGTGTACCGGAACTTCTTAGCCACTACTGCGCATCGTTTCTTCCTCTTGTGGTCCGTATGGGCGCTTGCCCATCTTTAATTCAAGGGCTGTATTCCGCATGATCAACGCGAGCTGATGGCTGATCTTGAACCGCTTCTCGTTGTGTTTGATCGACTTCAAGATATCCCCATCCTCGTGTCTCTCGGTCGCTGCACACCAGTCGCAGAACATTTCCACCACATCAACAAGAGTCATGTCGTTGACGCCATCCGACCAATGTTCTGGATGGTGCCTGTTGATCGCGTAGTGGTGATCAAGCGCCGTACCCATCTCTGCTAGGCTCGCCTTGTACTCGTCGCTGCCGTAGGTCAACCCCTTGAGTCGTGGCGTCACCTTGTCGAACACCTCGCGCTCCGGGCTGTGCATTTTACTGAAGTCATGCCCGAGACCACGATTGCGAAGCTCGTCGCGGATCTGGGCCAACAACTGCCCGACCTTGGCGATATGCAGACTCGTATCCGTCCTGCTGTCGTATTTCTCGCTCATTCCTCTTCCCCTCGTTTGTTGGAACCCCATCTGGGAGTCGAACCCAGATTAGCGGAGGGAAAATCCGCTTTCCTGCCATTAGAAGAATGGGGCCTCATTATTTCAATCCCGTTCTGCTCAAGTCGATGGTGTTGTTCTTGAACTTGAACTTGGCCAAGTGCCGCCACAACTCACTCATCACCTCTCCACACACATCTGCCAATCGCTCTTCCGGTGCGGTCGCTGGCAAAAAGTCTCCGTCATCTCGGACGGCCATCCATCTCTTTTGGTTGAAGCGTCGCTTATTCAACCGCGCCGCTGCAATCGTTGCATGAAAGGCTTCGTGAGCAATCACGTAATGGGATACCCACTCGGCGCTCAGGCACACCTTGACGATCCTGTCGCCAGCGTGTATCAGGCAGTAGCCGAACCCCGGATTTAAGTCTTCGCCGCATAGGCTGTCAACGTGCTTGTACATAGCCTTCAACGCAGGGAAGAGCAGGAACCAGTAACTGATCCCATACATATCGACCTTCAACTTGTAACGCTTAGTCTGCACTGGGCCTCCAATTCCTTATCCAGCGAGCTATAGCTCCACACACGCCACCCGGTCGTCCTGCTATAAAGTCGTCGGCCATCTGGTCCAGCATCTTCTGACGCACATGCGGACAGATTTGATCGTGACAACTCCAGCAGGCCGCCTGAGCACCGGCTATGAACCCCACAAACACCAGCAGTATACTCTTCAGGAACATCCTTTGTCAGCCCCTTTCTCTGTCAGTTTTTGATAAGCCGGGTTGTTGCTCCATGTGTGATCCTGCTCGGCCCCGAACAGGCCGGTCAGGTCGGTCATTGGTGAGCCTGTTGTGCCGTCTGCGGCGTCCATAGACTGCACCGCGTCAGGATAAACGCGCACCCGAACTCCTTGCACGTAGCGTAGAACTGCTGTGCCGCAGGACATTCGCCGCCACCAGTCTCGATGTTGATGCGTCCGCACCGATGGCACAGACAATTACCCTTGCGCTGATCCTCGAACTCCTCGTTCTCCCACACCATTTTCCCGTATCGTTCAATCTGTCTCCTGTCGTTCCTTTCCGTTCTCCATCTCCTGCCGCGCCATCTCCGTATCAAGCCGCAACGCAACGTAGGACACATGGCCCAGCATAGCGATGATTGCGGCGAGTAGTAGGATTATCAGCAGTTCAGATACGTTTGTTTTCATTGTGCGCCTTTGGTGTTGGCGTAACAATCGTCCAGTCTGTGCGATCCATGTTACTTAAAAAGAAGTTAGCATTGTGCCACTTGTCGCTTTCACCAAACCTCCATTCAAGCCGCCGTTGCGCTTCATTGTCTAGTCGGTATTGCACAGATCCCTTTGCCGATGCCGACCGAACCGCCGCTCCGTTATCGAGTTTCCGGCAGGCCCATATCCAACTGCCCGACAGCCCAAGCCGCCGAACAAGAAATCTGACAATTCGAGTGCCACTCATACCGCGCCGTCCTTCACTTGCTTCTCCTGTTCAAGAACTTCGCTCAATCCGACGAGGGATGCGATACCCTTGCATACCGGCGTACACTGATGCGAGATGGTTTTCTGTGCATCAACATAAGGGAACCGGCTTGCTTCTTCGTCGTTGTAACGGTCGCGCCCTTCGCGCTCCTTCCCACACCGGTTGCATTTATAGATAGATACCCACACTGTCTTCATCCCGCCTTCCTTTCCTTCCTTCAGAACCAGTCGCCTTGTCCATCCCTCAACACGGCCTTGCCGCAACGGGCACAATGGGCAGTCATGCTGCAACCGTCAAAACCCGCAATGCACTCAACGAAATGCCAACCCATCGCACGGCAAGCCCACGACCCCAACCGCCGGTTAAGCAGTAGAGTAACCAACATCATGCCCACTAGAACCAGCAGCACCTTTGCGATTATCAGTTGCATTCCGCACCGTCCTTCCTCGTATCACTACACCCCTGCGCGCAAACGTCCTCGCCGTCGTGTCGCTTCGTCTCCGCGCCACATTTGCGACAGTGCTTCAACGTCTCTTGCCGTGCCGTTTCATTAACGTCTGGACAATGCACTCGCTTATTGCAGCAATGACATTCCATATATGTTCTGCCCGTCATCCCGCACCGTCCTTCTGTTCGCGCTCAGTCTCGAAATAGAACACCACCGAACAATCTTTCTCGCACACAATCCCGTAATCTTCGGCCAAACGAAACGCCGCGCTATCCCGCCTTAACCGTGTGACCTGTGATTCAATCTCGCTTCTGAACACATCCACCGACATGACGGACTTCCATCTATTGCATCGGGGGCAGGCTGGCAGCGCATTAGCTACGGTGTCCAAGCCCCTCCTTGCTGGGTCAATCCCATCGTGGCCGCGATAGATCGGCTTAACGTGGTCGGCATGCCACCCCTTCTCTGGCAACAGAACGCCGCAATAGGCACAATGCCCATCTGTCTTGGCTCTTATTGCCTTGCGTTCAGCTTTGGTCATCCCGCACCGTCCTTCCCGTTGCTATCTATCGTCAGAAAACTCATTGTACCACGACACCCACTTGCACTTGTGCCGGAAGTTGTGCGGATGTATCTCAATCGAGACGGGTCCAATGCACACACTCCATGACCCCATACAATAGCCAATTCCGAATAGACACTGCTTCAACAATCCGAATCCAATTCTATAGCCTTCCATCACTGACCGCCTTTCCAGTTCGCCTTCTTGAGCGCCGTCTTAGTGCTCTGTGCTGTAATTGGCTGTTGCCCTCGGTGTTTTCGGCAGAATATACTCCGCGTGCGATCTTGATCGGTGACGTGTTCGTCGCACTTGGCGCACCAGCGTTTCGGTGCGCCTGTTCTCATCTCCTGTGTAATAAATCCATGTAGCGTTTTCATCCCGCACTGTCCTTCTGCTTGTGTACGTGCGCCCAGTGAATCGGCAGACATGGCAGCAGGCATATCCACACATCAAACTGGTACGCGCTGTTTGTGTAGTAGACACCGACCCATAAATCTTGCGGCTTCCATTCCAGTTGCAGCCGCCGCATCTTGCGCGACTTATAGCGCCACTTCTTGAAGCGGGCTTCGATCCCGGATAAGCCCCAGCCGCTTACAACACCAGAAGCGAGGAGGGCCACCACCAGCCCAAGCGCCCACAGCAGCGCGTCTGTCGTAGTCTTATCCATGCTCATGGCTGCACCCCGTCCAGCCGAGCCTTCAGCAGATCCACATGCGCCCGGAGGATGTCGATCTGGTCGGTCGCTGCCTTGAGGTTGATCTTCAGCGGAGCGACCTGTTTGGCTTGTTCACTCAAGCTGCACAGCACTGCGTTGTGATGGTCCCGCGTGTCGACGATGGATCGCAAGTAGCCGTCTCTGGTCGCCTCTGTCGCCAGCAGTTTCGCCTTTGTATGATGGACGACCCGCTCAAGAACCTCGATCCTGTTGTGCTGCCTTGCGCATACCCGTAATCTCTCGAACATAGCTTCTCCCTTGTTCTTGATTACCCCACATACAGAGCATCAGGCTCGTTGGCTACGATGTGGACGTACATGCCGTTGAATGACGCCAGTCGCGGGGGTGCCGCACTGCCTACAAACGCGACCTTGCAGGCGTTGCCGCTCGCGTAGTGGCACAGCTCGGAGTAGTTGGTCTTGCCGACAAAGAGACGGTCGGGGCCTGCCGCCATGCCAAACCGTGCCCTGAACCGATGGTGCGCCTTCTCGATCCTCTCGACCACTACGGGCACCTTGGGCACCCGCTTCTTCAGCTTCCAGCGGTAGCCGTGGTAGGGGTCGTGCGTGCAGCCATCGCCAACGGCTGCGAACATGGATATGCCATAGCAAGATGCCACCGTATCCCCCTCCTTCACAAACACCGGATACTCCCCGTCGATGTCCATACCCCACTCGTCCAGCTTCTCTTGCGACGGTTTGGGCGGGTCGATCAGGGTTAGGATGTAGCGTAGACAGGTCCAGCCTGCACCTGCTATAACCATCCCGTACTCTCTCGTCACACACAGCTCACCCTCAAGGGGGGCGCGATACGGCGATTCATCATGCAGCAGGTGCAACTTACCCTCGCTGTGATACTCCCTCTGTTCCTGCATCGGTGGTTTCTCGTCAGGCTTGATGCGGTAGACGCCGCTAGGCACCCAACATGGCTGATTGAGCCAACAGTCTTCCCACTCGCGGTCGTACTTAACGCCCGCCCGGAACTGGATCTGCGCACCCTTAGCATGCGCCTCTCTCAACTCTCGGTGCGGGTCCGCTGGCTTGCGAGCATCGGCAACGATGCGTTCGGCTTCCTCGGCGGTGATGCGGGTTGAACTCATGTGATTGTGTTCCTCAATGGGGCGAGAACTGAAGGCCGTGCCGTCGTCTCTATGGTATGCCTCGCCACCCCCTTCGCTATCGTCATATCGCCAGATAAACATTCGACCGCCATACCAATGCGGGTACGGGTCAGCCTTAGCCTCACGATCCTTCTTCCAGCGTGCGAGGGTGTCACGGGCCTCGGGTTCGGTGATCTCGGTATAGCGTGCGAGCGAATCCGCGAATGATTTAAGGCCGGTCCCCCTGAGCGTGTCGGGTTGTGTAACAAACCCACTGGCTAAGTATCCTATCCAGTGGATCTGTTCGCCGTCGCTGTAGAACTCACCGATCCAGTTTTTGTCATGCTTCAGCCACCGATGGTTCTTCCACAGGTCGGCCTTCAACTGCAACCGCTTGATCTCGCTGTGGTAGTGGCGGCGGGTGATGGGCTTCCAGCGCGGGCTGGTGGCTAAGTGATGGCTGAATGCATCAGCATTCTTCTCCACCATGCCAGACTTCCAAACCAGCTCCACGGGCACCCCGTCACTGCAGCGCCACATGGCCACACGGACACACTCCCCCACGCACTTCCAGTAGGTCTTGGCCGGGGGCTGCTTGTGGGACCGACGATACTGCGAGAGGTCGATGTTGAACCGCTCCTCCATTGCGCTCAAGAGGCCATACGCCTGCGCGTCGCGCATGTGGGCATCGGCCACGCTCTGAAAGAGAGCCATGTCGTCTGACATCCCGGCCAGCGGGCAGCCCTCAACCTTGCCCTCGCACGGGAGCTGGTCTGCGAAGATGAAGCGGTCAACATTCCACCACGCTTCAGGATAGTCGGGTTTGGCAACATACCGCAACCCCGGCCCCGTCTCGACCACGACCGTACCAACTGGGTACTTTTCGGCGGCCTGCTCTTGATCCAGACCGTTGTACTCCGGGTTCATGCCGATAATAGTTCGCGTCCTCATGCTTCCTCCTTTTGGGGTTGTGATTCCTCTTTCACACTCAAAGTGTCCTGCAGTAGCTTAACTGTGTCAAGCATGCAAACGTCTTTTGGCTGCACTAATATCAGGCTCCATCCGAGGCGGGCAAGCTCGTTGAATTTCTCCATGTCACCGGCTATCCCTGCTCCACGAGAATGTCGGCCCCCAGCGTGGATCGCTCCCTGCACCTCGATGGCTATGCGCTGTGCCGGGAACGCGATATCTATCCTCCACTTGCGGGCAGGGTGGAAGCGGTACTCAAACACCGGGGCGGGCAACCCGCACTCGCGGTAGTAGGCCGAGACTATGGCTGGCGTGTAGGTCATGCGCTAATGCTGACTACCCCACGGCTTGTTACACACATCACACACCGGGCCGGGGTGATAGGCGGCCTTGACGAAGATCGAGTGCTCGCGGCGCTCGTTGGTCAAGATGGTGCGCCCTGTCGTGGCCGTGCCTTTGCATTGACAGTCCTTTGTGAAGGCGACCTTCATTCCGGCTCCGTACTGGCCACTGCAGGCTCCGAAGGCACAAAGGGCACCTTGGGCAAGGGCCGCCAGTGGGTGATGTCGTGCTTGCCAGAACCACGGCCAGCCCACTCGCCGTGCGGTGTGCGGTAGTCCAGCGTCATGGAGCAACCATTCACCCACACCACCACCAGTTGATCGTCCTCGGGCATGCGGTCCTGCGTCAGTATCCAGCCGTCGCACTCCATCTCGTCAAACGCTTGCTGCAGCCGCACCATGTTTTCATCCTCTGCGTCTTTCATTTCGCCTCCGTGTTGGCCTTCCACTCGGTCAATGTGTCAACCAGTTGCTGTACCTGCTGGGCGTCGAGCTGGATGTAGCCCTCTGGCGTAGGTGTGAGTTGAATCATCTGCTTATTCGGCTCGCCCGCCTTCCCTAACGGTCTATACCACCTTTGATTTCGGCACGTCGTCGTTCTTGAACGTCTTCTTGAACCCGACGCACCCGGCTGTGTGAAAGATCACGATGCCTTCCGGCTGCATGAAGCCGGGAGCCGCCTTGCTGCCATGAATGCGTAGATCCAGTAGAATATCCTCAGGCATGAACTCATCGAACAGGCCGCGCCACAGCTCGGGCACGAGGCTGCAACACTCAGGCAACACGTCCTGCATCTTGACCGTTCTGGGATCGCCTGTGGGTATCTCCTGCGGCTCTTCGCCATGCAGGCACCACCGGACGACGTTGAACATGCTGAACCGCTTGTCGCCATTCACGAGCCCGTATCCGCGCTGGATCTTGCTGCCCCACCACTCACCGAAGTGGCGTCCGGGGCCAAGGGTCAACAGCTCGTCCTTGTGCTCGTGCGCCCATGCAGCGAATCCGAAGTTGTCATCGCCGGGTGTGGTCCAGCGTTTACGGCTACCGACAAGGAACTCTCCATCCTCCCCGATGCACACCTGTGCATTGGTGCCGTCGATTTTCTCTGTAACTATCACCTCGCGTGAGTAGCGAGCCATCTTTGGGAACCCCTCGAACTGCATTGTCTCTCCTCCTTGTTGGTTGGCCAAAATCAGCCCTGATCCTGCTTCGTGAAGTAGAAGGTCACGATGATGCCGACGATCATCTTCACGTCATCGGCAGGCATGTCGCCACTGACCGACATCCATACGAACACGAATGCCGCTGCAACGGTGACGATCCACCGGCCTGAAGATATCTTGTTCATAAGCCTACCCAGCATCTTTGTCCTCCTGTTGCCTGTGCAGATACCCTATCACCTCGGCCAGCTTCTCTTCAAGCACAATCAGACGCTCGGCCTCGTTGATCGCACGCAGGCGCTCGTAGAGCACGATCTCCTTCAGCTCTCTCAACTCGCGGGCTCCGCTGTTGCACCGGGGCGGCAGGCCCCAGAATTCGCGCAGGTTGTGCAGCCAGATCCGAATAGACCGGGGCACCATGGCGCAGAATTCGCGCAGGTTATACAGGCAGATCCGATATCTTGCATACGCTCGTATGTGCTTCATCAGTCAGTCCTCCTTATGCGTCCTCTGGTTCTGGTATTGGTCCTGCCCATTTTGCGTTGTCGAGTTCGTCAAGCAGTTCGCTACCCTCGTACAAAGTGAAGCAAGCGCACAACTCGCGTATCTGACCCGGCTTTGGGTTCCAAGCTGTGTACTGAACGTGGACTATCTGCGCTACATTATCATCGTCCTGCATCCACCACCACGTATCATCCGTCGTCGGCTTATCGGTTGTCCACTTCATTTGTTCCTCCTGTTTTGTGGCACACTTACCAGTGGGCTTGCTCGGGTCTATGACCATCAGCCATCCCACAATGTCTACCTTCTCAATTCCGCAATCAGACGGGTGTGGGTCATGCTCCAATTCCAGCCAGTGCTCGCGCTTCTCTGTGTTGCATCGGTAGCGGCACAGCACGGCGTGACGAACGCCGCGAGGACCGATGCCTGCGCCCAAACAGAGGCTCTTGTCGGCAAGGGGCGGCACTGTTGGCATGGTCTGACCCTCGGCGCACTCAATCTCACAGAAGAACAGGTTCAACCCCCTCAAGAACGTCTGAGTTCTCTGCCACCAGTCCTCGCTGTCGCAGAAATTAGGCAAGTCTTCCAGTGGCAGTTCTAGCGCATTGGCTATACAGGTGCGAAAACAGTCGCCACGCTTACCGTCGAATATCGTTTGCCGCTGCCTGAACATCATCTGTTCCTCCTGTGTTCTCTCCAGATCTGCCAGAATCCTCTGCCGTCCCGAGCCTCGCTCTGGAACACCTCGGCGGGCGGCGTGCGCTTGGGCTTGCGCAGAACGTCCTCGAAGTACCTGCCCGTGGTGATACGAGGGAGCAGCATCGGCTTGAGCACTTCCCATCCGTAGGCGACCGGGTAGGCTGGCATCAGTCCTCCTCGTTGAGTTTCTTCTTGAGCCAGTCCCTGAACGCATCGACAGTCAGATTCCACACACAGCCCTCGCAACGCTCTTTGGGACATCTGTATTTCTGGCACCCTTTATATTGCATTGCTTCCAACGCAGATGCGGGTATTCTTGGATT